TTAATGCAGTAACTAGAGGCAAGCCTACGCTACCAACAGCATTGAATTTAGAGCTAGCTAAAGACAAAGATGGCAAGATTATTAGTCACGCCTGGCATAAAATAGACTCTAAAGGTAAAGAAGGTATTGAGGCTTGTACGGCTGTAGGTGGTGGCGTAGTAATGATACATAAAGATGTATTTGAGGCTACTAAAAAGCCGTGGTATGACGTAGGCTGGGGCACTAAGGGCATTATTGGCGAAGATGTGCATTTCTGCATCAAGGCTTTAGATAGTGGATTCCAGACGTATGTAGATCACAGTCTGTCTATGCATATTGGTCACATTGGTACGTATGAGTATCGATGGGATGATGTAGAAGATGGTGCTGTGGAGAGACACAACTCAGGGAAATAGTTATGACGGATTACAGTTCGTTAAAATCTACGATAGCGAGTTACTTAGGTCGTAGTGATCTGACTTCTCAGATACCGGACTTTATCCAACTGGCTGAAGAACGGCTCCGTAGAGACATCAGAACGCGACAGATGCTCATTGTGGCTCGTGCTAATACCACAGGAGGCGAGGAGACTATCGGCTTGCCTACGGACTTCCTAGAGATGCGTGACGTACATCTACGTACTACTCCAGCTTCTTCAGTTACCTACCTTTCACCTAACTCATTTTATGCAATAGCTAGGACTACTGATTCAGGTAAGCCATTGAACTACACGATTCTGGCTTCAGAGATTCAGTTTGCTCCTATACCTGATAGCGTTTACAGCATACAAATGTTATATTATGGGAAACCACAGTATCTATCTGATACTAATATTGTTAACGTATTCTTAAGTAATTATCCTGATGCTCTGCTGTATGCGGCATTGGGAGAGGCTGAACCGTATTTGATGAATGATGCACGACTTCAAACATGGGCAGCTTTATATGATCGTAGCATTACAGCAATTTCTACTGCCGACCAGAATAGCGAATACGGCGGTCAACCTATGTCAATGAGTGTGAGGTAAATCATGGCTGAAATAAGTAACTATCTTGAAAATGCGCTAATTAACGGTACGTTACGTGCTACGAGTTACACAGCACCTACAACGACTTTCTTAGCTTTATATACCAATGATCCTACAGATGCCGATACAGGTACTGAGGTCTCAGGTGGCTCGTATGTTCGTCAGTCTATTACGTTTAGTGCTCCGTCTAACGGTGCTACGTCTAATAGTTCTGCGATTGAGTTTCCACAATGTACATTAACATGGGGAACTATTACTCATATCGGCATTCGTGATGCGGTTACGTCAGGTAATCTGCTCTATCACTCACCATTGGATACAAGTAAGACTATATCAACTGGTGATATATTTAAGATAACTGCTACGAATCTAACCGTAACTTTGGCGTAAGGGGTAAATTATGTCATCTATCGTTACTCGTGCTGGCAAAGGTTCTGCTCTTAGTTATGCTGAGGTTGATGCTAACTTTACGAACCTAAATACAGACAAGATTCAATCAGGTGGTAGTGCTTCAATTATCACATTAACAAGCGCATCTATTGGTGCTTTAACTGTAACAAGTTCAGCCGTTACAAGTTCATCTATTAGCGTTTTAACTGCTACTAGTGCATCTATTAGTGCTCTTACAGCCACTAGTTCTACGTTAACTAATCCTACAGTTAATAACTATACCGAAGGCGTGGTTGCTATTGGTACTGTTACTACGTCAAATACATTGTCATTGACTAATGGTACAGTTCAAACAGCTACTCTCACAGCGTCTACGGCTTGTACGTTTACAATGCCTACTGCTACTGCTGGTAAGTCATTCATTCTATTGTTAAAGCAAGCTGCATCTACTGGTAACGGTACTGCTACGTTTACTAGCGTTAAATGGGGTACGGCTGGTGCGCCAACTATTACTGCGACTGCTGGCAAGATGGACATTCTGACGTTTGCAAGTGATGGCACTAACTGGTACGGCTCTATCGCTCAAGGTTACACACCATAAGGAGTCAGAATGTTTGCTTTTTCAAAGATTATGCAAGCTATGGCTGGTGGTTCAGCATTAACAGTCAGATATTTAGTTGCTGCTGGTGGTGGTTCTGGTGGTGATACTGATGCTGCTGGCGGTGGTGCTGGCGGTCTTTTAACGGATACGAATTTAAATTTAACTGTTAGCACTAATTACACAGTTACTGTCGGTGCTGGTGGAGCTACACAAACTACCAATTGGACCAGAGGTAATAACGGCTCTAATTCAGTATTTAGCACATTTACTTCTATTGGTGGCGGCGGCGGCGGTGTTGGTTCGCTTCCAGCTTCTCCGTCTGACGGATTTGGTGCTTCAGGCGGTTCTGGCGGTGGTGCTGGCTCTAGTTGGACTACCGGAAGAAATGGAGCCGGAACGTCAGGTCAAGGAAATAATGGCGGCAACGGTACTTCAGGTAATGGAGGCGGCGGCGGTGGTGGTGCTGGGGCTGTTGGTAGCAATGGTCCATCTGGCAACGGCGGTATTGGATTAACTTCCGATATTACTGGTAGCAGTATTTATTATTCAGACGGCGGCGGCGGCGGTCATGGCAACGCAACCACAGGCGGTTCTGGTCGAGGCGGGTCTGGCGGTGCGCCAAACGGAAATGGAACTAATGCCCAAGCAAATAGCGGCTCTGGCGGTGGTGGGGGCGGCGGGGGTAACGGAACAGGCGGTGCTGGTGGTAGCGGCATAGTCATTCTTAGGTATCCATCTACATACACAATTTCTAATCCGGGTGGTGGATTAACTTTTACAACTGCAACAGTTGGTAGCGATAAAGTTACATCAATAACTGCCGGAACTGGCAATGTATCTTGGAGTTAATGAGATGGCACACTACGCATTTTTAGATGAAAACAATATTGTTACAGAGGTCATCGTTGGTAAAAACGAGGGCGAGGACGGTGTTGATTGGGAAGTTTGGTATGGTGAGTTTCGTGGTCAAGTATGCAAGCGTACTAGCTACAATACACTAGGCAATGTTCACAATAATGGTGGTACTCCGTTTCGTGGCAACTATGCTGGAATTGGTTACACATACCAAGCAGATATAGATGCGTTTGTCTCTCCTAAACCGTATGCAAGCTGGACATTAGATTCCAATGTTGTATGGCAAGCACCAACAGCAATGCCTACAGATGGAAAGACTTACTCATGGGATGAGGCAACTCAAGCGTGGGTAGAGGTAAATGGCAACTAATTATGTCGATTTTGACTATTGGGTTCAAGGCTACGGTGAAGGTGACCTAAGTCAGCCTGATCTATACGTAACGGCTGGTTATTGGGATGCTGGCTATTGCGAGAATGAAGATACTGGCGGTGTAGCATCTATTACGGCTACTGCTACAGTAACAGCAAAGGCATTAGACTTTACTTTTGGAACTGCATCTATTACAGGTAATGCGACTGTAACTGCTCTATGCGTTCCTGATCTATACGTTGTTAGTGGCTATTGGGTTGGTGGGTATTGTGAGAACGAGGATACCGAACCTAGTGCTTCTATTGTCGGTACTGCTACCGTAACGGCTATAGGTACTCAGACATTTACAGGTGCTGCAAGCATTACTGGCAATGCTCAGGTATCAATTAATGTCGCTAATGTTCAAGTAGGAACAGCAGCAATTACTTCTGTAGCAACTGTTACAGCTAATGCTATATCAATTTTTACTGCTAACGGAAACATTACAGGTAATGCGTCAGTTACTGCTCTTGGCACAGGCATATTTGTTAGGACTGCTGCTATTACTGGTAGTGCTGATGTGGGTGTAATTGGTGATGTTATTGGTTACCAATGGACTGTAGTTACTCCAGAATCAACTAATTGGGCTAGACAGTAATGGCAAAGCAAAAGATTATTTTTGGTGAGTGGTTGCCAGATCAGCCGGGTGTTACTGGTGCTGTAACTGATGCTTATAATTGTTATCCGGTAACTAATGGCTATGCTCCATTACGTGAAGCAGTAGATTACTCAAATAATGCAGGTCAGAACTTATTGGTAGCATTTGCTGGTAAGTTTGCTGGTGCGTCTACGCTATTTGCTGCTGGTGCTACACAGATTTATAAGTTTAATCCTAGCAATACTGGCTTAGATGCATTAACCACTACTGGCTATTCTACTGTTGAAGCATGGGATATTACTCAATTTGGCTCTAAGATGATTCTAGCCAATGGTGCAGACCAGTTACAGGCTTATGATTTAGGTTCATCGACTTACTTTGCTGACTTGGCTGCTGCTGCTCCTGCTGCTAAGTATGTAACTGTAGTGCGTGACTTTGTTGTAGCTGCTAACGTAGGTGGTGAGGAAAATAAGGTCTACTGGTCAGATATTAATGACGAGACTGACTGGACTCCGGGGGCTGCATCTCAGTCTGACTCGCAAATAGTACCTGATGGTGGAAATATTACAGGTATAGCAGGTGGTGAGTACGGTCTAATTTTCTTAGAACGTGCCATCTATCGTATGTCGTATGCAGGTAGTCCGTTCTTCTTTCAGTTTGACGCTATTTCTAGGACTCTTGGCTGTACTTCTAATGGCTCTATTGCTCAGTTTGGAAATCTAACTTACTTCCTGTCTGATGATGGCTTTTATGCTTGTGATGGCAAGTCAGTTAAGAATATTGGCGTAGAAAAGGTTAATCGTTGGTTCTTTAATAACGTCAGTTTGAGCGAAATTCAAACAGGCATGAGCGCAACCATTGATCCGGTTAAGAAGTTAGTTATCTGGAACTTTAAGAATAACTTTGGTCGTAGATTCTTGCTGTATTACTCTATCGATTTAGATAAGTGGTCGTATGGTTTAACGGACGTTAACTTCTTGGCGTATGGTTTGACACCTAGTGCTTCACTTGAGCAGTTAGATATTTACTATTTTGATACTACAAACCAGAAAACTGGTACGTATACACAAAGTAGCACTACTGTTACTGTTACCGTTACGAATCATGGATTAGAGACTGGTGCTTATGTATCCTTTGATGCTACATCAGGTGCTGGAGTAGATGGAACATTCTCAATAACAAAAACTAACGCTAATGTATTTACATTTACAGCAGCAACTGGTGCGACTATTACCACATCAAATTGCACAATAATAACGTCAAGCATTGATAACGTAGCAGAGCAGATACCGTTAGATTCACGTACTTGGGCTGGTGGTCAGCTTATATTCGTTGGCGTTAGGAATCAGAGAATTGTAGTTTTCTCTGGTGCATTACAAGCTGCTTATATTACTTCTGGAGACATTGACATTGGACGTTCTATTATCACATTGGCAAAACCTATTATCGATAATGGAATCGCATCAGTCTCAGTTGCCAGTAGAAAACTATTGTCAGATAGCGTTGAATTCGGAACAACAGCGACACCAGACTCAGACAACAGAGTGCCATTGAGAGCTAACGGTAATTACCATCGTATTAAGGTAACTCCGACTAATGCCAATTGGGAAACTATTGTGGGTTGCGAGATTGACATTACACAACAGGGTAATCGATGAGCTTTCAGTTTAGAACGCTGCCTGTATTTGGTGCTGATGAACGTCAGGTTTCTGAGGTTGTCCGTGGGATAATGGACGGTAAGACTAACAATACTGGATCAATTACGTTAGCTGTTGGTGGTGCTACAACGACTACTCTTTCTGACGGTCGCATAGGTAAGAATAGTCTTATATTCTTTACTCCTAAATCTGCTGTAGCTGCTGCAAGTAGTGTATATGTAAGCAGTCAAGATATAGGAACTGCGACACTAACTCATGCTGCCAACATTACATCAGGTAAAACATATGGTTACATTGTGGTGGGTTGATGGAGTATAGATATATTGCTCCACAGGAACTAAGACAATGGTGGGCTAGTGTAAGAACTGGCTTAGAGAAGATTAAAAGTAGGAGTCCAGAAAACTGGATTATTGAAGATGTATATACAGACTGTTTTAATCAAAAAAGTCTGTTGTTTGTGCTGATAGAGAATAACCACTACGCTGGCTTCTTTGTCCTGCAACCACAAGGTGAGACTATGCATCTATGGGCTGCTTATTCGTTAGAAAATAGTTATGATGTTGTCGAAAATGCCTTAAAATACATAAAAGGCATGGCTGCTGAAGCTAAGGTTAAATACATAACATTTTCTAGCCATAGGCGGGGTTGGGCTAAAAGGGCGGCTGATTACGGATTCCGTCCAAAACAATGGATTTGTGAGGTGTAATTATGGGTGGCGGCGGCGGACAACAAAACAGCACGACAACAACGAGCATTGATCCAGCGATCAAGCCGTATGTTACCTATGGACTTGACGAGGCTAAACGTCTCTACGAGTCTCAATCACCTTCATTCTTCCCCGGTCAGACGTATGTAAGCCCATCGGAGCAGACTCAGCAAGCCCTACAAATGGCTCAACAACGAGCTATGGCAGGTTCTCCGCTAACAGGTGCTGCACAGGCTGAGACATTAGCTACGATTCAAGGACGAGGCGTTAATCCATTCCTAGCTGGTGCTTTAGAGCAGACGAATCGTCTAGCTGGTGAAGATTATCTCCGTAATATCCAGAAACTTCAATCAGGCGCATCGTCAATGGGGCGTTATGGCTCTGCTGCTCAAGGTCAGCTAACAGGTCAGGCTCAAGATGTTTATGCTCGTGCTTTAGCGGAACGAGGTGGTCAATTAGCGTATCAGAGTGCTGAGGCTGAACGCGCTCGTCAAATGGCGGCTGTTGGTGCTGCTCCTGCTATGGCACAGGCTGACTATGCTGATATTCAGCGATTACTTAGCGTTGGTGGTGCTAGAGAGGCTCAGAGTGCTGCTCAGTTACAAGATGCTATGAATCGCTACAACTTTGAGCAGAACTTGCCACAGATGAAACTAAGTCAATACGCTAATTTGTACTCGACTGCTCCTCAGGGTAGCACTACGACACAAACAGCGACACCTACAGGAGGTAAATAATGGGTGATCCAGTTACTACAGGAATGATGATCGGTGCTGCTGGTGGTGCATTGACTAACAAGAATCCGATTCAAGGAGCAATGATGGGTGGTGCTTTAGGTGCTGCTGGTGGCTCATTTGCTGGTGGATTTGGCGGTGCTGCTGGTACTCCTGCTAGTGGAATTATGGGCACTAGTTCTGGGTTTGCTGGTCAAAACTTAGCTACTGCTCCTACATTTATGGATCGTATTGGTGCTGGATTTACTGGATTAGGTTCTGATATTAGTGGTGCTAATAAATATTTAAACCAGAATCCTTTTACTGCTCAAGCAGGTATGAGTTTGGCTAAAAGTGCTTTCACTCCTGAGCAGCCTATGCCAATGGCTCCGGCTGGACAAATTAACAGAGGTCAGGTTCAGCCAATGGATTACATGAGTCTGTTAAATCCTCAGCAACAGTCTGTTATCCGTCCACAACTAATTTCTTTGTTATAGGTGATGTATGGCTACTTATAATGAAATGATTAACAAATTAACTCCAGAACAAGTAGATGAAATGTTCTATCAAGGTTATCCCAATGACTTGCCTCAAAGGATGTCATTTCTTGATTACCTTAGCCCATCAAGTTACGTAGACCCAAGAGCTGCTGATAGAGTTGTTCCGCAAAATAGCACGACTCAAACAATTGCTCCAGTAGCTAATAGAGTTTCCATGCCTAACGTAGGTAGCTTAACTGATTACATTCCTAGCGCAAGCACTATAGGTAAATATATTCCTACAAGCCTTCCTAACGTATTTGGTCAAGAAAACCCATTATATGCAGGTTTATTAGGTGCAGATCAGTCTCAAGCATTGTCTAGACAGTCTAATCTTGCTGGTCTATTAGGTGCTGCTTCTGCATTAGTTCAAGGTATGGGTAAACAAGGCGGTAGACGTTCTGCTGCTCAAAATATTATTAGTGCTTTAGGTGCTGGTTACGGTGCTGCTGGTCAAGGATATCAGCAAGGATTACAGAGCTATGGTCAGGCTCAACAGTTAGCTATGCAGCAGCGTCAACAGGCTGGTGTTCAGGCTATGAAGATGAAATATCCTGATTTGGCTGATGAATTTGATACTAATCCTGCTGGTGCTTTCCGTATTGTTTCAGAGCGTGAAGCTGCTGCTAAAAAACCTACAGTTGTTAGCGAAGGTGGAACATTAGTAAGTCCTACTGGTGAAGTTCTTTATTCATCTACTAAGAATAAGCCACAGGCAAGGATGCTTACTGCTGACGAGATTACACAATATAGTTTACCTACAGCAGGTGGTCAAAAGTATCAAGTAGACGCTAATGGAAAAATTGATTTAATTCAAGGTACTGCACCAACTAAACCAGCTACAAGCATTGAGGAATATCAGTATTATCTTTCTAGAGGTGGTAAAAAATCTTACGATGATTTTAAAAAAGAAACTGCTCAACAACAGAATTTAAGTTTTACATTACCTAGTGATCCTGCAAAAAGAGCGCAAGCATTAGCCGACAATTCACAAAAATATACTGCCAATAAACCTATTGCTGAAGCATTTGAAGTAGCTAACAGATACGATAATTTTTCTAAGGCATATAACAATCCTCAAGCTGGTGGTGCTTCAGATGCTGTTCTTATTTACAGTATGGCAAAGATGCTTGATCCGGGTGGTGCTGTTCAACAGGGTGATATTGGAACTATAGCTGGTCAAAAAAGTATTCCAGAAAAGTTAAAAGCAATTCACGAACAATTTGTTAGTAATAGAATCTTGTCTGATGAGCAAAGAGAAAATTTAAATGCAATGGCTTATTCTATTGTTAAGAATAAGCAAAAATCAATTTCTCCGATAACTAAACAGTATAGAAATTATGCAGGTGCTTTAGCATCTCCAGACCCAGCTGCTGATATTCAAGACCCATTCCAAAATATTGAGTTACCAAAACAGAGACTTGTTACTATAAACAGGAAAAAAACACAGGTTAGATTGGGTAACGATGGCAATTATTACTATACTGATCCAACAGGCAAAAATTACATTTACAATGATTAAATGAGGTAATGATGGGAACAATTTCAATTAAACCTGTTGATTACGATCCATTTGGTAATTTGGATGTAAATCCTGCTAATGTTGCTCCTCAATCTGCGGAGACTTTAGGGCTTCCTCAATTTGTTATGCCTAATAAGGCTACTCCTGAAATAGTTAGCGCACCATTAGGTGCTAGTGAGAGCTTTAAGCCATTTTTAGGGGTTATGTCTACAACAGACCCATTGGCATTGCAGGACATTATGGTTAAGAACATACCCGGCTCACAACCTGGTATTGATCCTGATGGCAATCCATTTATTATTGTTGAAAACAAACCATATTATCTAAATAAGCCCGGCTTATCTGGTACTGATGTAGTTGGATTTATTGGTGATTTAGCTAAGTTTTTTCCTGCTGGTAAATTAGCTCAATTAGGTTTAACTACTGGCGGTAGGGCTGCAATTGCTGGTACTGCTACTGGAGTTATTGGTTCTGGCTCTCAGTTATCTTCTCAGGCTATGGGAAGTGATCAGCCTTTCAATGTTGCTCAGGTTGGTCTTGAGTCTGCTTTTGGTGCTGGAGGTCAAGTTGTTGGTGATCTAATAAGCTCATACATTAAAAACAATAGAAGTATCACAAATGAGTTAGGTCAGATTAGCAATGAATTTAATGCTGCTTTACAAGCATCTGGAATAGATTTAGGTAAGTTTTCACAAAAAGGACAACAAGCAATTATTGATGCTTATAAGCAGCTAGGTAGTAGATTTGCAGGAGAGGCAAAGAATGTAACTTCTGCGGCTAATATTGCTGAAGTTAATTTTCCATTAACTAGAGGTCAAGCAACTGGTGATGTAGCTCAATTGGCTGAAGAAGAAGCAATGAGAAATGCTGCTAGAGGATCATTTGCTCAGAAGATTTTAGCTAGGTTTGATGAAAAACAGAAAAAAGAAGTTTTAAAAGATGTTAATGACAAACAAAGAGCATTTTCTGTAGGTCAAATTACTACTGCTCCTGAAGAAGTTGGTGGAAAACTTTATGAGTTAATTCGTAATAAACAATTGGAAATGAAGGGTAATTATAAAACTGCATACGGTGATGTTGACCCTACAGCGTTACGGTTACTTAGCGAAGCAGTTGATCCACTAGAGTCAAGAGTTCTTGGTATTTTAAAAGAACGAGTTGTAGACCCTAAACTTACTCCAGCATCAAGAAGTGCTGTTGGTGAGATACGAGCAATTATTCCTAAAACTGGTAAAGCTAATGTAACTGATATTAGTTTGAAAACTATTGAGACAACTAGAAAAAAATTAAATGAACTTTATAAAGCTGGAGCTAATGAAACAGACAAAGGTAATGTATCAGCAATTATTAAAGAGTTTGATAGTTGGCTAGATGATTCTATTTCTGATGGATTAATCCGCGGCGATATAAATCAATTAGATAAGTTAAAAGAAGCAAGAAAGTTATTTTCAACTTATAAAGAAACTTTCCCTACAAATAACACAGCTAAATTAGCTGATTCTGATGCAGCGAAAGTAATAAGAACTATTGTAGAAAAAGACTTGCAGCCTAGCGAAGTAATGAATTTGCTTTATGGTAAGTCAGCAATAGGCGAATCTCAATCTGCTGTTCGTACAGTCCAGCGATTAAAGAAAATGTTTGGCAATGAGTCAAATGATTTTAAACAATTCCAAGAGGCTGCATTTGTTCGATTGACTAGAGATAGTCAGGGAAATATGCTGCCAGCGTCTAAAATTGTAAAGACAATTGATGAATTGTTCATGGGTAAGGGATCAGCATTAACTAGAGAATTATTTAATGCTAACCAAATAAATACAATGCGTAAATTAAGGTCTGATCTTAATAAGCTAGTTGTTCCTATTGAGGCTCAAAATCCATCTAGGTCTGGTTATGAAGGTGCAAGAGCTGTTATTAGCGTATTAAATAAATTAGGTTTAACTGGTGCTGCTGGTAATTTAGCCTCTGGTGATCTAGCGTCAGCAAGTGCTATGGGTGCTGCATCTTTAGTTAGCCAAATTAAGCCTGTAATTGCTGCTAGAAAAGCAACTAACATGGTTGCTCCACCATTAACTGGTTTATTGCCTGTTGGCTCTGGTACTGCATTAGGCGGTGCTTTAGGAACTGGATTTTACGGAATTTTGGGAAGATAAATCATGGCAAAGAACAAGATTAGTGAATATAGTTCTACTGCATCCAATAACACGGATATTGGCGGCATTAACATAGCTGAGGGCTGTGCCCCATCAGGTATTAACAATGCTATCCGCGAATTAATGGCACAGATTAAAGATCAGCAAACAGGTGCTGACGCTGATAACTTCGTCGTTGGTGGTGCATTTACCTGTACTGGTGCTGCTGTATTTAGCTCTACTGTAGCGTTAGGCTCCACAGCTACGGCTACTACGCAATCGGCAAACGATAACTCTACTAAGGTAGCTACGACTGCTTACGTTGCTAATAACGGAGTTCCTAGCGGTTGTATCGTTATCTGGTCTGGTTCATCAGGTTCAATTCCTAGCGGCTGGTATTTGTGTAATGGCTCTAACTCAACTCCTGATTTACGTGATCGCTTTGTGGTAGGTGCTGGCTCTACCTATGCTGTAGGTAATACTGGTGGTACTAAAGATGCTATTGTCGTAAGCCATAGTCACTCAGTTAGCGACCCCGGTCATAACCACTCACTAGGATTCCAAAACACAACAATCGACCAAAATAGTGGTGGAGCAGGTCTTGTTAGGCAGGGATCATCAAATACAGGAACAGCAAGTACAGGCATCTCAATTAACTCAACTGGTGACTCTGGTACTAACGCTAACTTGCCTCCTTACTATGCCCTCTGCTACATCATGAAAGCCTAACATGGACAAAATACAACTTACTGACGAGCAGATTGACCATATTGCTGAACGTGCTGCTGAGGTAGCATTTAAGCGCATCTATGAAGAAGTTGGTCGGTCGGTTGTAAAGAAGATATTCTGGATTGTTGGTGCTGGTGCTCTAGGTCTAATGATCTGGTTAGCTGGTAACGGTCAACTACCTAAGTAATGTGGACCCACTTACAATTCTTGCTGCTGCAAAACTGGCTGCAAGTGCAATCAAACAAGGCTGTGAACTGTATCAACAGGCTAAGGCTGATGGTATGGAGTTGGTTGACGCATACGGTAAAGCCAAAGATGTGGTTGCTGACATTAGTAGTCATTTGGGTGGATTTTTCAAAGCGCATGAGCAACTTGAGAAACACGTTCACGAGGAAGAATTAAAGACTAAGAAGGTTCGTGATCCTGAGCTATCGGTAAACCAAGAAGCGTTTAATCGTATATTGGCTCAGAAGGAAATGATCCGGCTAGAGACAGAGTTGCGCGAAATGATGGTGTATCAGGCTCCGAAGGAACTAGGTGCTATCTGGTCAGAGTTTGAGGTAATGCGGGATAGAGTTAAGGCAGAACGAGCAGAAGTCCAGCGTCAGGAATTACTAAAGCAACAGGCGGCGGTATGGCGACGGGCAAGTATAAGAAGAAAAATCGCGGAGCAGATGACATCAATAATCGCGGTAGTGTTCATAATATTGTGGTTCCTATGGCTAATGATACTTCTGAGAACGAGCCACACATACCGTTCACTCTACTCCTCACCATATTGGTACTGTGTATTGTGCTCGTTATAGCGTTGCCTGTGATGGGC